TTTTGGGGATCGGACGATGATTCCTCGGGCTTGGGTAAAGAAGATTCAGAAGTTGTAGATGGAGTCACATTTATTAGTTGACCGTAATCGTCTAAAATTTGTTTCATCTTTGCTTCTAATTCTTGTTCTGACATGTCTTCTAATTTCCCAGTTTTTATTATTTTTCTGTCTATGTATAATCCTGCTGCCTTGCCTCGATTGGCTTCGGCATTTACAGCAGAAGAGAAAGAGCCTTTCTTCAACGCGGCCTCACGAAGTCTAGCCAGTTCTGCTACGTGTCCCTCGTAAGTTACTTCATGTTTTTTTAGTCTTTCTTCTTTTAATTGACCAATGTGCTTCACCACCAACGGAGACAATCTAGGATTACATAATTCTGATCCTTCTTGTCTTGCACGTTTAGGTGAATAGCCAGCGGCTAGTGCAGCTTCGGTTTGAGTCATTGGTCCGTCTGGTCCACCGAATACTAAAAACTCAGCAAATCTCATTTGCATTTCTGTTAATCTTTTTGGCACTCCCATGATTGACAATTTAAGGTAACATTGTTATAAAGTCAATATGAAAGATTTATTGGAAAGAATAAAAGATCTTGAAACTATAAATGAAACACATCAACAATTAAATGGTGAGTTACGTTCTGAGTTACAAAAAGCTCAAAGTGAAAACATAAAATCAAAAAACTTATTGCAAGGTTATAAAAAAGTGATAGAGGAATTAACAGACAAGCTGAGAAAAAGATCATGAGAGTAAAAGATCTACAAGAATTTCTTGCGCAGTTCACTACTGGTTCCGATGCAATTAAGAACGCTGTGTTGTTTGTTGAAGTCAATGGCAAACTACACGATGTTAGAAGAATGGAAGTACACGAGAACGCACAACCAATTATTGGTTTCAAAGGTCATACTAGTCATAGACTAGTTTTAAAAACACAAAAACCTTCGAGTCTTATCTTGCCTGATAAACTGCAGAAGGACTATTAAATGAATGACAATGTTACCCCTAAAAAACTATGGGACCAGAGCGTAAATTATACAAAAAACTTAAGCTTCAAACTCCCAAAATTATCTGGAATCGACTTGAAAATATTAGCTTATCCGGCACTCCTGATCTATTGGGCTATAATAATTCTGGGCACTTTTTCACTGTAGAGTTAAAAGTTACGAAGAGTAACAAGGTACGCTTCAGCCCACACCAAATTGCCTTCCATGTAGACCATCCAAAGAATAGTTTTATCTTAGTCGAGGCCCTTGATCCGAGGTCCGCGAAACATGTTGAGTATCGCTTGTACCCTGGTTCAGGGATCAAGGCTCTTGATTCATTCGGCTTGAAGCTTGAGGCTTGCTGCTTGGGGCTTGAGGCTTGTGGCTTATTTTTTGATAAGCTTGGAGCTTGAGGCTTGTGGCTTGCTGCTTGAGGCTTGGCGCTTGGGGCCCGGCCCAGGATGCACGCTTGTTACTTCCGTCGAAGCTTCGTCGCTAATGACCTGAGCCAGTTTATTACGCTTTCGTAATTCTTTATAATAGTTTGGGTGCCTGAACATTAATGTTTACCGTATTTTATCACTTTGATATCAGAGTTCCAGCAGTTTCTGCAGTCTCTGCATTCATTGTCTTGTTGAGCTGCCGGGCATGTTGCACCAGCTGTCACCACTTCAGAAGAGTTAGGCCACGAAGCCGGCGCTGCCTGGTCCACCATGGGAGCGGAGAACCGGATCACTAAATTTGATGGTTTGTTTCTTAAATAGTTTTTGATCCATGCTTCACGTGTTGGCAGCCAGTGACGCTTGCTAGGTGTTAACCTGCAGACAGCATAAATTTTTTGTAAGTGGTCCAAGTCTTGTACATCGCCTGAGTCGTGCCATCTAAATACATCGGGCTTCTTGCTGTTGATCAGGTGAGCCATTGCCATGGTCCATTGATCATTTTTAATAGCTGCCAGCCTCCTGTACTGTGCATCTTGCACAACCTTAAACACGTAGCAGCCCTTCATTGCGTAACAATCGTAACACACTGAGCCCGGGACTTTCTGAAGCTTAGCGCCTGTCTTGCACTCTTTGGCAGGTAGACCTATCGACCAGCCAGGCATCTTTGAAGGCTTGCTCAGGCTGCCGCCTATAATTTCTAATGCTAATTTTGTATTCATAATTTCTCCTTTATAATCCTACTTATATCATCTGGCTTGTGGCCTGTCAAGCTTGAAGCTTGCGGCTTGTAGCTTGAAGCTTGTGGCTTGAGGCTTTTGAAAAATTTCTCACACGCGCGCAGGTAACTGGCCGGCAGCTGGCCATGGTCCTCCAGGAACCATGGCAGCAGGTTATTATGTTTTATTCTACGCGGCATCAGTCCAGAAGCACCATGTAAGCTTTGGCGTTGTGTTTCCTAAACCAATCTAAATTGGCTCTAACTTTATTCCAAAGTTTAGATCCACCATAGCCCAGAGTCTCATCCTCTGCTGTAGCTAAAGCCTCATAATAAAAAATTTCATCATGACGCTTAGCCTCTTCTGGTGTTAATTCAACAGACTCACCGTTGAACCTGTTTCGTCTTGTATAGTCTTTATTGTCCATAATTATTCCTTTCTAAATTTATCCTACAGTATCCATCAACCATTGTCAAGCTTGCAGCTTGTGGCTTGTGGCTTTTTTTAGTTTAGAATCATTCTAAACTGATCAGTAGTCGGCCAATGTCTAGCGCTAGATCAACTGACTACTGATCCCAGGACCATTGGATTGAGGCCGGCGTGCTTTGTTTTAATAACCGCGGTAACAGGCCTAACGCTGTATCCAGCGCCAATAGTCCAGGGATCAGTCTAGTGGCTCGTAGGCGGTCCCCCTCCAAACGCGTCGCTGGGGAGACATTGCAGTCCTGTCACATCGCGACCTATGATTTAGCCCAGAAATGTCCAGGCGCCCTATACTAGTCTGATCCCTGGTCCTGCAGTATCGTAAAACGGCCAACAGGACCAGGGATCAGTTGTAGTTGTGGAAAGGTAAGGAATGAAAGCCTATTTAACACACAACCACAAGTTGTCCCAATAAATTAATTATCTAAACAAGTAAATTAATTTAATTAAATCCTATATAATCCCTTGACAATGTTTTGTCAATAGTATAAAAAACTTTTATGCAAAATAATAACATAGAAAGGAAAAAGCCAATGGCAAGGATAAGACTAAACCAAGAGTATAGAAATAAAATTGCTAATAGAATTAAGCAACATTTATTTCAAGAAGATACCCAAGAAAGACAAAAATATTATGACTTAAAATCTAAACAAGATAGTCAAAATGATTTTGCTTGGAGTGTTGCCGAAAAAATAGTTAGACGACACTATACTGATGAAGATGTAGAGAAAGCTTGGTATTTACAAAATAAATTTGAAAATGTAAATACTATTGCAAAAGATAGTTGCTTTCATTTTCATTATCTTGGAACAAGAGAAAAAAGAAACTATGACAACCAAGTTGAGATTGAAGAAAATGTACCAATAGAAAAACATTTTGATTTTAGATTAAATGGCGACATTGATACTGATAGTAATTCTTCTCATAGATCAGATTGGGAATATGGTTATGCATATTACCGAGATGAACTTAACGCACAAGAAAATTGTAATGCTGACATTATGATTGAGCAAGAGGGTAAAGATAGCAACCCACACTTGACAAAATATACTGACAACAACAATCAATATCTTGGCAATAGCGACAATGGATATTCAAAACAATGGAAAGAAAAATATCAATTAGATTTAATTGGTAGAGATTATTGTAGAGATAGGTCTATTGCTTGTAGTGAAGAAGAATTCAAATTCTTAATTACTTGGAAACAACAAAAGGGTGCTTTTGTAATGGCTCATTATAAATGGATAAAATCTGTTTTAGATCAGATGAAAGAAATTAAAGTCGGTCTAAAAGGTTATAAATATTTAGATGAGGCAATAGAACTTGCAAATGAACTTGGAATTGAAATTACAGATCACGAAATTATTAGGACTAATTCTACTGGTCTAGTAATCTACAATCCAAAAAATCTTGCTGAAAGAATAAAAGGTATGAAAAATAAAAACATATCAAGAGAAGATAAGATAAAAGCAAGACTATTGTACGAGGCAAATCAAGGTCAATCAGAAGTTGTAAATTAATTTATTTAATGATTGACAAGAGGGGCATTATCCTTTAATGTCCCTCACATAGAAAGGAAAAAGAAAATGGAAAATAATACTACATTCAAGATAACATACTACTCAAACAAAGATAAAAAGCATATTACAAGAAATGCTAAATGGGACGACAAATGCAAATTTTGGACTAGCAAAGTTGGTGCAAAATTAATGACATACTTTGACCTTGACGCACAAGGTTATAGAACTGCAAAAGGCAGTTGGAAAGTGAGGTACTAATGTACGTAATGTTATTAATTATTAAAGGAATACTTGGCATGGCATTAATGATGTTGGGAGTAATAATTTCAATTCATTCAAATGAACAAGTTTTAGGTCTATTAATTCTATTTGGTGGATTGATTGTTTTTTGGTCAACCTTACCAAGTATTGAGGAAAATAGAGGTCGACATGAGTAATTTTAATTGGTGTCATGGACCAAACTGCCATACAAATAGCACAGTTGACAGAATAAGAGGTAGCAAAGGCAATAAGGTCCTTAGAACTAGAAAGATAAAACAAACTCAATGGAATCAAAATTCTGTTTGGTCTGTGTTTTGTAGTCAAGGTTGTTATACTGATTTTTTTTATAAACATTGGCAACAAGTCATTGCAATAGCACCAAGGCGCGAGGCTCTTGAAACACCGATCAAGGACCCACAGAAAACAACCCACAACAATGGTTATTACAATTATAATAGTTGGAATATTCAAAAGAAAGTTGTTGACAATAACAATGGATAATATAGGATAGTTATTATGAAAGATAATAAAAAGTTTTTTGGTAGGGATTGGACGCAAGGGGAAATTAATTTTCCTAAATATCTTACACCAGAAATTATTCATACTGCTTTGTTTGTCCACAATGCAAAGGACAAAGAAGAAATGTGTGCAAGAGTAGAGTATTGCGCACAACAAATAGGAGATGAGGCGATGTCTTATGCGATGTCATTATTGGTATTGCCTTATCTTATTGATAAAGCCCAAGAGTCTAAAGAATACAAAGACTACTTGAACGAAAAAAAAAGAAAGTTAAACTAACCAACACATTGCCCCACTAACGTGGGGCAATAGAGGTACCAATCACACATCTAGTATAGGTTGTATCGCGACCCCCACCCCCCAAACTTACAAAAAGGGGTCCCACTACTCTAGGTTGTATTGCTTGATTTAGACAGTTTTAGCTGTTAAAAACATGTTGAACATCTAAAGTGATGCAAAAAATTTTTTAAAAATTTTTATGAATTTAAATAACGTAGATATTAGTAAACTACCTGCAGACGTCAGAAAGACATTTAGAAAACTACAGGTAATGCATGCAGAAAAAAAGATACAGAACAAAGCTAAAAATGATTTCTTATCTTTTGTTAAATGCGTGTGGCCAGAATTTGTTGAGGGGCCCCATCACAGGCACATAGCAGAAAAATTTAATAAACTTGCTTCAGGTGAAATTACAAGATTGATTGTAAACATGCCACCAAGACACACTAAGTCAGAGTTTGCAAGTTATCTTTTGCCAGCATGGATGGTGGGCCGTGATCCAAAATTAAAGATTATTCAAGCAACGCACACTGGAGAACTAGCAATTCGTTTTGGTCGTAAAGCAAAAACATTAATCGACTCAGAAGATTATCACAAAATTTTTGAAACAAGACTTAGAGAAGACAGTCAGGCAGCAGGTAGATGGGAGACAGCCCAAGGTGGTGAATACTTCGCAGCCGGTGTAGGTGGAGCGATTACTGGACGTGGTGCAGATTTATTAATCATTGACGACCCACACTCGGA